AGAACCGAAAGAGAGATCAGAAATGAATCAAGCATACTGGGTTTGGGATTATCCGGATCCGATGAGAACTTATTTAGTAGTAGCCGACGTAGCGAGAGGAGATGGACAAGACTTTTCAGCCTTCCATGTTATGGAAATCGAAACAATGATACAGGTTGCTGAGTTTAAAGATCAATTATCTACAAAAGAGTTTGCCCGTAGACTGGTTTCTGAAGGTATTAAGTGGAATAGCGCCTTACTTGTAGTAGAGAATGCTAATATTGGATGGGATGTAGTAACTACTATACAAGAGATCGGCTACTCTAACCTATATTACTCACCTAAATCAGAACTTGTAGGTACTCAAATCGACTTATACGTTGCAAAATACGATAGAGGCGACGGAATGGTACCTGGATTCGGTACTAACTCAAGAACAAGACCTCTTTTAATTAATAAAGCTAGATCTTTCATCGAAGAGAAGACCGTAGTGATTAGATCTCAGAGATTGCTAGACGAATTAAGAGTGTTTATATGGAAAGGAAGAGAAAATGCTGATGCTAGAGCACAAGCCCTACAAGGATACAATGATGACTTAGCGATGGCTTGGTTTATCGGGTTGTTTCTACGCGATACAGCCATTAGATTTAGGCAAACGGCTATGGACTTGACTTACGCAAGCCTTAATGGATATAGTAAGACGGGAGGAGATACCGGAGGAGGCTTTGAACTATATAACGGAGGAAACTACAGTAATCAACAAAATCCTTGGCAAATGCCAGCAGGAGATGGTCACGATGACATAACGTGGCTCTTATAACAAAGATATTTATTAGATATGGCAGAAGAACAAAAACAAGAACCACAAAGAAACCTCTTTTCAACCCTCAAAAGGCTGTTTTCTACTGATGTTATTATTAGAAACGACGGAGGTCAGTTAAGAACGGTAGATGTAGACAATATTCAGGTAGACGGTGTGCTTCAAACTAACGCACTTGTCGATCGTTTTAACCGTATTTATACGACTTCTACATCTTATGGCGTTAATTTAAACCTTGCACAGAACTACCAATCAGCACGCGTTCAAATTTATGCTGATTATGAAGCTATGGATACAGATCCAATTATTGCATCAGCATTAGACATTATTGCAGATGAATGTACACTTAAAAACACACAAGGCGATGTTATACAAATTAGATCAGCAGATGAAAACATTCAAAAGATACTTTACAGCCTTTTCTACGACATACTTAACGTTGAATTCAACCTCTGGTTCTGGATTAGAAATATGTGTAAGTATGGCGATTTCTTTCTTAAGCTAGAAGTAGCAGAAAAGTACGGAGTCTACAACGTTATTCCATTTTCAGCTTACAATATCGTGAGACTTGAAGGAACTAACCCGAAGAATCCATCAGAGGTAATCTTTAAGTATGATCCTACAGCAGCATTAGGTGCTACTGCAGGGTACTCTACTTCTTATCAGAATACAGACTTAGGCGTTACGTTCTATAACTACGAAATGGCTCATTTAAGATTAATTGGTGATATTAACTACCTACCTTACGGTCGTTCTTACTTAGAACCAGGACGTAAAATCTATAAGCAATACGTTTTAATGGAAGATGCAATGATGGTTCATAGATTAACTCGTGCACCTCAAAGAAGAATTTTTTATGTTAACGTTGGTGCTATTCCTCCTAACGAAGTTGAGAACTACATGCAACGTATGATCTCTAAGATGAAGAAAACTCCTCTTATTGATGCAAAAACAGGGCAGTACAACCTAAATTACAACGTTCAGAATATGCTTGAAGATTTTTTCATTCCTGTTCGTGGTAATGATCAATCTACTAGGATAGACAATGCTCCGCCTTTGGAATACAACGGGATTGAGGATATTAACTACTTACTTAACAAACTATTCGCAGCATTGAAAGTCCCTAAGGCTTTCTTAGGATATGAAAAGGATTTAACAGGTAAAGCAACACTTGCTGCTGAAGATATTAGATTTGCACGTACTATTGAGAGAATTCAACGTATCGTTGTTAGCGAATTAACTAAGATTGCATTGGTTCACCTATATGCACACGGATATGACGATGAATCTCTTACTAACTTCGATTTAACTTTAACTACTCCGTCTATTATCTACGAGCAAGAGAGGATTGCATTGATGAAAGAGAAGATGGACCTAGCTGCACAGATGATGGAGACTAGTTTCTTACCTACAGACTGGATTTATGACAAGTTATTCCAATTCTCTGAAGAGGAGTTTGATGAATACCGCGATCTAATCGTTGAAGATAAGAAGCGCGCCTTTAGAATGAACCAAATTGCAGAAGAAGGTAATGATCCAGCAGAATCAGGACAAGCTTACGGTACACCTCACCAGATCGCTTCAATGTACGGTGGATACGGTTCAGCGCCTTTAAGTGGAAATAATGTACCTCAAGGATACGATGAAACCAATCCTACTGAACCTACTAAGCTTCCAGGTAGACCAGAAGAGAAAGTATCGTTAATTAACACATCAGAAGATCCTTTAGGTAGAGATAGAATGGGAGTTTACGACCTAAAAGCTAAACCGCAGACAGGCGAAGCCGGTAATAACTTAAAAAACAAGTTTCACGGCGGAAGCCCATTAGCTCTAAAAGAAGCTAGTGAAAGAACGATCTTAAAAGAAGAAAGAAACAGAACAATGTCCTCGTTCCTACAAAATAAAGAGTCCCTAAAGAAGTTATTCAACGGGAAAAGAGTAAATCTGTACGAGGAACCAAGTCAACTTCTTAATGAAGACCATATTAGACCGGATTCCGATTTAATATAACACATTGATATTTATTAGTAAGCTAAAAAGTAATGATCAAACATAGCAAATACAAAAATACAGGGGTTCTTTTTGAACTTCTCGTTAGACAGTCAACTTCTGACTTAATGTCTAACGTAGACTCTAAAGCTGTAAAGATATTTAAGAAGTACTTTACAAACACAGAGCTAAGCAAAGAGTATAACCTGTACAATACGGTGTTAAATGCACCAAAACTTAACGAATCTAGAGCTGAAGTGTTAGTTAACACTATCATCGAGCAGGCAAAAAAATTAGACAGAGAAAAACTAGATAAAGAAAAGTATAACTTGATCAGAGAGATCAAAAAGCACTACGAATTAGATAATTTCTTTAAAGCAAAGATAGATGCATACAAAGTTTATGCTTCTGTATATACACTCATCGAAAATCAGCTAAGTTCTGTAATGAACGATACTAAACAAATCATTACCAACAAGTTAAGCTTGCTTGAACACATTACAAAGGAGAGTTTAACTGAAAGAAAGGTAGCTTCCAAGGTAGTTGAAGAGTTTATGAAGGAAGATAAAGAGATTAGAGTACTTGCCTATAGAATTTTGGTTGAAAAGTTCAATGAAAAGTATTCTAGCCTATCTGTAGAGCAGAGAGACCTATTAAAAGAGTATATTAACAATATCTCAGATACTAAAAAGCTAAAAACTTACTTAAATACGAGGCTATTAGAAGTAAAAACTGAAATTATAGCTTTTAAAGAGGCTACAAAAGATAAAGTGCTTAAGATTAAGTTGAATGAAGTTTTAAACTTTATTAAGCCAGTAGCCGTAAACGAATCTATTAAGGACGAAGTACTTATCGGCTTAATGCAATACTACCAATTAATCAGCGAGTTAAAAGCTACTAAATAATGAATAATCAATTTGCTACACAGTACCTAAGAGAAGAAGTAGATCCAAATTGGTTGGAGAATTACATGAAAAAGCTTGGTGCTGACGAAAGTCTTATCCAATATACCCTTGTTTTAATAGAGAAGGGATTAATTAAGCCTGATAGAGCTTTAGAGATTATGAAACAAACTCTAGGCTTACAAGAAGACGGAGGCGCAGCAATGGGCAGCGGTTCTACTACAGGCGGCGGCGTTACTAACGGAGCTACATTCACACCAGGTAATGGTGAACAATATGCTGCAGGTACTAAAAAGAAAAAGTACCAAGAAGGAACTTTTGAAGATGATGAAATAGCAATATACGACGATCGCAAAGGCGGACTAGTTAAAATATATAGCAAACCAGACGGAAGCTTTTACGGAGTAGGAGATGATTTTGATTTTACTGCAAAAGACGATGTT